TGTGCTCTTCCGATCTCGTCAATACATGCAAAGAAGCGGGATTCTCAAAAGTCGATTTCGATGGCGGAGACAATATCACAATTGTGAATGACGAAGGAACAGGACTAAGTCTTTATTATGAAGCCAGCAGCGATCGAATGGTCGTACGGTTTGGCTGATTCCGCAGACCTCCTCGCCAAAGCGGCAGGGGGTCTTTTATTTTGCCTATGAGATATTTTATTGAGAAACCAGAAATTACAACTCATATGTTTGGCCGAACCTATGAGTGCGACCATCCCTTATATAATAGATGTACTTTATATCAAATTGGTAATAAAGGGATAGCAATAGTACAGCAACGATTTGATGCGGATACAAAATCAACCTACTGGACTGAGATTGACCCGTGGCTCAATGATATTTTGTATTTAAGTCCAGGATTCAGGGAGTTCTTTAATTTGTATGCTACCGAAGGCTCCGAGGGGCTTTATCCTACCGTTACAGTACGGCAGATAATGTGGCGATTACGGCTTAAGCCACTGAAAAGAGAGCGCTGGGAGACTGTTATTGACAGAAAAACATTGTAGGTGCGCGTAATTCACAAATCCTATTATGAAAGGAAAGCACATAATAGGAGGAATTACTATGAAAAAACTTTATGCGGTTTATGGCAATAATATTGATATGAACACTTTACAGGACTATAGTCCGAGAGCCTACGAAGGCTTGGATGGACAGACGGTCTACATTGTAAAGGCAACCATTATTGAGGCAATTAAACTTACTGCAAAAATGAGCTTTAGAAATGCTACTGTAACTGCTTTCTGATCAATATTAGGGTTTATGGAAACATAGACCCTTTTATTTTTGCCATCGCATATTTTTCATGGTATAATATGGACAACTTTTGAAAGGAGGCGGCTCAATGAAAGAGGTGATACTGGAATTTCTACGCAATATGAAAGACGAAGAGTATGCAAAAAATATTGCGTATGTAATTGCGGTTACAGCTTGTGCAATTGGAGTAATTGTCTTCATGCTGAAAGCGCTCTGAGAAAACGGCTCCGTGGAAACACGGGGTCTTTCTTTTTGCGCGAAAATCTCAGGCCCTTGTATGAGGAATACGATCATATAACTATGAATTTATACATAAAGGAGTTTGATATTATGAAAAACGTAAAGATTATTAGTTCTGTGATTATCGCATTTATCCTCGGCATTATTACAAGTTTGGTATTTGTACGGCAGTTTGTTATGCCGGATTTGGCAATGGATATTGCTAAGTTTGGCTATGATTCTGCTGTGAACGCTTATCAAATTGGACACGCCGATGGCGAAAACGATAGTTTTGAACTGTATGGAGAATGCTTTACTGACGATATGAATCAAGTTTCCGAGTGGGAATACAAATATATTAAGTAACTGATAGAAGTATTCCTCAAGAAGAGATCTGAACAAGGTCTCTTTCTTTTTGCGCGAAAAATGCACCTCCTTATATGGAACAAATTAAACTAAAGGAGGATTCTGAAATGGAGTTTTACGTAATTTTGTTGATTTTTGCTCTCGGCTTACTTGTAGTTGGCGCTGCATTCGTCAACGGAGCCAAGTTTGTACTGAGCATGATCGGACGAATCGTGGATTGCATTTTTGGAAGACACAGTGATTGAACCAAAGGCAAGGCCTATGGAAACATGGGCTTTTGCCTTTTCTTTTTGCCACGCAAAATTTGCAAGTCCTTATATGGAGAAAACCAATTTAAAATTTGGAGGTATTTACTATGTTTAAGAAAATCTGGAACAAGCCTATCACTTGGGGCGATTACATGAAACTGGTTGGTATCTGCGTTGGCATTTATGGTGCCATTGTAGGACCATTCCTGCTGAGTGTATATGATATCCCTGAGAAGATCAAGGCAAGGTTCAAGAAAGAACCTGACGTAGAGACCTACGAGGATTGAAAGGAGGTATCCGAGTTAAGGCTCTGTGGAAACACAGGGCCTTAACTTTTTTTCTTTTTGCTACGCGAAATTTGCACGTCCTTATATGGAAATAGATAGCTTATGAGTAAAGCGCAAGGTATTTCGGGAGAACCAAGCTCGAACCTTGGTCTATTTCTTTTTTGTTTTTATATTTGAAAGGAGAACCTAAAATGAATCTGAAACTCAACCGAAAAATTGTGAAGGAGATGGCAAGGAATGGACTTAAGTTTGTGGAAGATTGTTCACCTACTATTCTTACGGGACTGGTTGCAGCAGGAGTGCTCACGAGCGTTGGAATGGCTGTACGAGCTACCACCAAGGCGCTTCCGCTCATCGAAGAAGAAAAAGTACGTCGTTGTAAAGAAGGGCTGGACGACCATTTAAAGCCTGCTGAGGTCGTAAAGGTTTGCTGGAAGTGCTATGTGCCGACCGTTAGTATGGCCGCGTTGACTGTGGCCTGCGCGATTGGAGCCAATAAGATCAACCTCCAGCGTAATGCCGCGCTTTCCTCTTTATATTCTGTAAGTTCTACGGCACTCAAGGAGTACGAGCAGAAGGTTATTGAGCAAGTCGGACCGGAGAAGAATGAAACAATCAAGAATGCCGTGGCAAAGGACCGTATGGAGAAAATTCAAATGGACGAGTCTGCGGCGCTTGGTGACGGCAATGTGTGGGTCTACGATACCTTTAGCGGACGAAAATGGCCGTGCAATATTGGTAAGATCAAGCAGATTGCCGGTGATCTTAACTGTGATATGGCGGTTAGCGGCGATTGGAAGAGCCTGAATGAGTTTTACATGGAAATTGGCTTGGATGAAATCAAGCCTGGCGATTCATTAGGGTTTGATGCTTCTAACTTGATCGATCTGTGGTTCTCGGCCCAGCTGGATGATAACGGCCGACCTTTGGTGGTTATGGATTACAAAATTATGCCCAAAATAAAATACAAGGAGATGTTTTAAATGTGCCCATGCGCCATGAGAGTTACTTATGCCTGGATGTTTGAAGGCAAAACTATGTACCGCGAAGGGTATGAGTGCTTGAAGTACCGCAAGGAATGCAAAGATACGAGAGTTTGCAAATACAACTTCGCAGAAATTTCACCGGCTACTATGGAAAGGAGGAAGACAAATGATGCCTAAAATCACTATGACGAAGGTCATTAGCCTTGTTTCTATTATCGTAGTTGGCGTTGGCTCTGCAATTGGCCAATGGGCAACTATGAAAGAATGGAAAGAAGAGACTGATGAAAAGTCTAAGAAAGAGGACTAAGGTCTTCATCTGATCGAGAAACGGCTCCGTGGAAACACGGGGTCTTTTCTTTTATACGCTAAAATTACACATCCTTATATGGAGGTGTATAAAAAATGATCACACTTTATTACTTATTAGAATGTGCAGAAAGCTACTTTGAGAGGAAGGGCGGTATCCAGAAAATTATATTTTGGAGCGTAATCTCTCTTATCGTAGTGAGTGGATTCATGTGGTGCATGTGTGGTGCAATTGATGACCTGGTAGCCAGAGGGGTGTAAAAGCCCCTTTTGGTTTTGTTTTTCTGGAAAGGAGAAATAAGATGCCGAGAACTCAGGATTTCGAGGTCTTGGACAAGTTTGAAAACGAACATTACTTCCTGCCGAGTAAGGATTGGCCAGAATACGAATTTCAGTATCAGAGCACATGCCGCTGGGCCTTGAACCAGATTCGTGAATACATGGCCCGGAAGGTGAACGAGCACAAATCTATGACTGATATTTTGGAAGAACTTTACTGGATCTTCGATACCGGAATAGCAGAGTGTTGCGAGATGTACGATGAGAAGAATGAAATCAAAGCATGGCAATACCCACCACCGGATATTGTATTTAGTGTTGGCAGAGCCATGGTTGAGGAAGTAGCAGGTTTATATTTATGAAAGGAGAACTCCAATGAAAATCAAGTATCCGCGAATCAATGTAAAGCCGTTTGTTCGAGCCTGTAAGGTCGGAATAGCCAAAAATGCGACTACAATCCTGACCATGACCGGCATTACAGCGATGGCTAGCGCGACCTATTGGGCGGTGAAAGCTACCCCGAAGGCATTGGCTTTGAAAGAAAAGGCCGAGGTTGAGAAAAACAAGAAGGCCGGGACATTTAAAAATCAAAAGTTGCATTACTACGATGAAAAGGAAGGTGCCTTTGTTGATGGATTCCAGAATTGGGTGCCGTTGACCAAACTCGAAATTGTGCAGACTTGCTGGCGCTGTTATGCTCCGGCGTTTATTACCGGTGTGTTGGGTGCTGCCTGCCTTATCGGGGCCAACTCGATGAATCTGCGTAAAAATGCAGCACTGGCAGCGGCGTATGCACTTTCTGAGACCAATTTCAGGGAGTATCGAGAGAAGACACTCGAAGAAGTTGGTGAGAAGAAGGAAGAAAAGATTCGCAATGCAGTGGCCGAGGAGAAAATTACCAAGAATCCTGTAAATACCTCGACTGTGCTTGAGACCGGCAATGGCGATACCCTCTGCTATGACGCGATCTGTGGAAGGTATTTTAAGTCGAGTATTGAAAAGCTCAAGAGTGCTCTCAATGAACTCAATATGGAGCTGGTTCAGGATGGTTATGTCTCGCTCAACCAGTATTACGATTTGATTGGCCTGCCGGATGGGATGCTTGGTGACGACCTTGGCTGGAGTATCAATGCCCATCATTCGACTGTACAGTTGGATCTGAGTGCCCAGCTGACCAAAGATGAGGCCCAGACTCCTTGCATGGTTGTAGCTTTTAAGTATGGTCCTATCTACAATTACGATGCGTTTTAATCTTACGCGAAATTTGCAAGCCCTTATATGGAACAAGATTCCAAAAATTATATTTTATTAAAGGAGACTTTATCATGGAAAACGAGGAAATTATGATGAACGAGACTACTGAGGCTATGACCGATGTGGAGGAACCCATCACTGAAACCGAAACCAATGAAGAAGAGTCGAGCAGTTTTATGCCTGCAGCGTTGTTGATTGCTGGCGGTGTGGCAGCTATTTACGGAGGTGTGACCTTCGCAAAGAAGCATGTCATCCCGCACGTGGTCAATGGCGTAGCAGGACTGAAGGCTAAGTTCGGCAAATCTAAGGGCGAGGCAGTGGAGGCCGAAGCAGAGGAAGTCGATGAGGACGCATCTGAAGAGTAATCTGTGAAAGACCTTAAGAAATTTAAGGAATTGTTCGAGCTAAGGCTCTGTGGAAACACAGGGTCTTAGCTTTTTGTTTTTGCTTTGAAAGGAGAAAAAAGCAATGAAAGAAAACACTGAAATCTTAGATTCAATCTTCGAATCGTGCAAGAGTTTGGGAATTACTGTTGATGTTTTGTCGTCGTACATCAAATACGATTCGGCTAGTGACGAAGGTATTCTTGATCTGGTGTCTACAATCGCCGATGCCTATACCGCACATCTTGCTAAACTTCAAACACTGATTCCGACTTTGACCGATATTACGCTAAGCATTAAAGCAAAATCAGTGGAAGTCGATGAGGACGAAACTGAAGAGTAATCTGTGAAAGACCTTAAGAAATTTAAGGAATTGTTCGAGCTAAGGCTCTGTGGAAACACAGGGTCTTAGCTTTTTTGTTTTTGCTTTGAAAGGAGAAAAAAGCAATGACTGTACAAGAATGGCTTAAGGTTTCGTGGAACATGACGAATACTAAAATTAGGCCCTGGGCACTATGCAATGATGGCTATGAAATTTCAATCCAAGCTTCCGCGTATCATTATTCAAATCCTAGAGTCGACGGTGCAAGTGAATATACTGAAGTAGAACTTGGTTTTCCTAACGAGCCTGACGATGCAATTCTTGAATATGCTGAAGATCCTGGAATGCCTACCGATACTGTTTACGGATTTGTTCCAATCGATCTTGCTGAAGAATTGATTCAAAAGCACGGCGGAATTATTAAAGCTTCACATTTTGGGGAGGACTAAATTATGAGTTTCGGTAAGAATTTGTTTGTGTTCGTGTCTGGTGCGGTTGTTGGTGCGGGTGCTTTGGCCGGGTTTGCTGGCTGGCAGATGTACAAGGCACTCAAGAAGAATGATGTTTTATACACGGCGGTCCGCAGTTCCGTAGATGCCGGAGTAAAGGCTGCCTCGAGTGAATTCAGCGAGCATGGGGCCAAGGCAGTGCTTAATATGGTGTTTGGATGGCCGAAGAAACGTAACAAGGTTTCCTATGTGGATCACTACTCTAAGTGTCGGGAGACTTGTGACTTTGACGCCAACCAGGTAAGCTTTAGCAGTCGGAAAGAGGCTGCAAATGTTCTTGATAGTCTTGCTGATATTCTGGACCAGTATGGAACAGTTACGGTCGCGGATTTCTATGACGAGACCGGACTCAAAGATCCCTGCGATTCTGATACTCGTTATGGATGGAAGGACATTGACGATGCTTATGTTGTCAAAGTCCGTTCTGGATGGTCTATTTCTCTTCCTGACCCGATTAAACTGGAGTGATTTATGTGACGCGTTATATTTTCAAAGGCCATGTAGTAGATCAGTTTGGGACTATGCTTGACCGGAACTGGAAAGGGGAGACCTTTGCGCCGAGTATGGCAAAGGCGAAGTCGAACCTGAATTACCAGTGGAAGAAACAAAATAACTACCCTCGGGAGACGAAAGTGATTCTCGAGGGTCATTTTACATCCGAAATGGATTTTCTGAAAGGAGTTAGCTGATGGCAGAATACGATATGCCCAATAACAGCCACGCATTTAAAAATGGGCAGGTGAAAGAAAAGCCCAAGACCCAGAAAGTGATCGAGGGCACGGCCAAGACCAAGAAAAAGACCAATGCCCGGAAACTGGCTGATATTTTCCTGCCGGAGGATGTTACCAGCGTCAAGGAGTATATCTTCTGGGAGAGAATCGTGCCAGCTATCAAGGATATTATCCATGATACAGTGGATACTTTCCTGTATGGTGAGTCCAGAAGACCGAGTTATTCGAGTAGTTCCCGAATCTCGTATTCCGGATATTATTCTGGCAACAATCGTCCGGAGCCTCGAAAAGATACTGGCCGCCCAAGGAATGCTTTTGATTACGATGACATTATCTTTGACAGCCGTATTCAGGGCGAGCAGGTGCTGGACAATCTGATTGATATTTTGGACCAGTACAATATTGTGACGGTTGGCGACCTTTACGATTCAGCAGGCATCACGACCACGAACTACATGGTGAACCGTTACGGCTGGGATAACCTGGCGGATTCGAGTGTTGTCCGAGTACGAGAGGGCTATACCCTGAAGCTGCCTAAAGCTAAACCTATTTGAAAGGAATGATATTTTTGGAAACAGAACCATGTTATCGAGCTCAACTCGAGAAAGCGATCAGAGAGAGTAGAGAACTCGATGAAGCGATCAAAGAGAGCAAAGAACAGCATAGAAATATGTCCCTATTCGATTATTCCGGCCCTAAATTTACAGATGACGAACTTCGGTTCAGGGATATTACTGAAAAAATGAGGGCAACTTTCCTGAAGAAAAATCATGATTACGGCAATAGTTTTCATGAAACTTGGGACGAGTTTGGCGACAAGGGTATCATTACCGCTCTTACGCAAATTTCTCACAAGTATCATCGACTTATGAATATTGGCCTCGGCACTAAACCTTTGGTCGATGAATCAATCAATGATACGCTACTCGATATGGCAAATTACTGCATTCTTACAATTATGGAGCTGGAAAAAGCTCATAACAATGAAAAGGAGAACTAATTATGAAACTTTCTAACATTATGTCCGTTGCTGGCCGCAATTTGTCTGTGGCTAAGCTAAAGATTTCTAAGCACAGCCCGGAACTGCTGCTGATCGCTGGTATTGTCGGTGGTGTCACGAGTGCGGTCATGGCCTGCAAAGCTACCACTAAGGTGTCTGAGATCCTGGATAAGACCTCCGAAGATGTTGCCAGCATTCATCAGGTCGAGGCGAATCCTCCGATGGGCTCCGATTATTCTCACGAGGATGCACAGAAGGATCTCTTCATCACTTATGCACAGACTGGCGTAAAGCTCGCCAAGCTGTACGGTCCGAGTCTAGTCGTTGGTGGCTTGTCCGTGGCGGCAATTCTCGCTTCCAACAACATCCTGCGTAAGCGTAATGTAGCTCTGGCTGCTGCGTTCAGCACGGTTTCTAAATCCTTTGAGGAGTATCGTGGCCGTGTGGTGGAGAAGTACGGCAAGGACGTTGACAACCAGCTGCGCATGGGTACCCATGAAGAGGTTGTACAGGAGACTGTGACCGATGATATGGGCAACGAGAAGCAGGTTTCTAAGACTGTAAAGGTCACGAACCCTCTGGGAAGCCCGTACGCCAAGCTGTTCGATGAATGCAACCCTAATTGGGAAAAGAATCCTGATTACAGTCTGATGTTCTTAAAGTCTCGTCAGCAGTTTGCCAATGACAAGTTGCGCAGCCAGGGTTATCTGTTCCTGAATGATGTACTTGACTCTCTTGGCATTCCTCGCTGCAAAGAAGGTCAGATCGTTGGCTGGGTTTTCAAGGGTGACGAAGGAGATAACTTTGTTGACTTTGGCCTGAACGAAGAAAACGAGTGGGTCCAGGACTTTATGAACGGTGACGAGCCCAGTGTTTGGCTGGACTTCAATGTACAGGGCAACATTCTGGACCTGATCTAACATGATATTTTGAGGAGGAATCAGTATGCGTGACATTCTTGGTTATACTTTTGCTACAATCGCCGGTGTTTGCTTTGCCGGAGGTATTGCGGTCCTTTCCGGCGGAAAGGGGAAGTAAATGGACTATCTCGACAATCTGCTGACCACCCTCGATTATATTCTAAACTCAAAACGTAAGCGCCATATTGTTGGCGGAATCCTTATCAGTATGTCGACCCTATTTGCCGGGTTGGCTGTTACTGTGATGAGCATCAAGGAGGACGATGATGAATAAGGTTTTATATTTTGGCATCATGGCCGGCGCTGCCGCTATTGCGGCGGTGGCTACCTGGGTGTATGCCAAGGACAAGTTTGCTAAGCAGGCCTCGGATGATATTTCCGAGATGAAGGCCTATTACAAGGAAAAGTATGAGTCCCAGCCGAAGGAAACACCCAAGGAGCCCAAGAAAGAGCAGCCGAAGACCGAGGCTCAGAAGAAGGCTGAAGATCTTAAAACTTATCGCCAGATGGCACGGGATAAGTACAAAGCCAATCACGAAGAAGAGGAAGGCAACCCCCATGTGATTACGCCGGAGGAATTTGGCGAGAATAACCACTACGACCGAATCACTCTGACCTATTATGCCGACCACGTGCTGGCAGATGAGAACGATGAGATCATTCGGGATGTCGAGGAGACGATCGGATTCGGCAGCCTGAATCACTTTGGAGAGTACGAGGCGGACATCGTGTATGTACAGAATGATATTCTCAAATGCTACTACGAGATTACTCGTGATCTGCGCAAATACGAGGATGTTGCCGGAGAACTGCCTTACCGTCCGGAGGTAAACTGAACTTATGACGAAAAACGAGACTGACGCCGCCTATTTCGACTGGATGTGTGGTCTTGTAGCGAAAGATTTTAAAGACGGCGGGCGTCAGTATCGTAATCTACTGAACACGCTGAACCGAATTGACTTCCGCTACTCGATTCCGCTGGATTCCAACCGAGAGGCAGACGGCATTGATTTGCGATACCGTTTCGGCTATGAGAAACATGTCAGAGACTATGTTATCGCAAGATATTTGGATGACCACCCGTGCAGTGTGCTGGAAATGATGATTGCATTGGCTCAGCGATGTGAAGAGAGCATTATGGACGATCCGGAGGCGGGCAATCGTACCGGCGTTTGGTTCTGGGCTATGATCTCGAATCTCGGCCTTGAATGTATGAGTGATGACGATTTTGATGAGCTCTATGTCGAAGAGCACATCCAGCATTTTTTGGACCGCCAGTATTCCTATCAGGGAGATGGCGGTCTTTTCTTTGTCCGAAAGCCGCCTATGGACATGCGCCGGGTGGAAATCTGGACACAGCTGAACTGGTATCTCAATGAGAACGATTGATATTTGAAAGGAGAAATAACCATGTATAAAGTCGACGGCAACACTGTAATCAATACGGTTGAAGATCTTTTGCCTGTCTTCAATAACAATACCGAAATGACAGTCGCTGCATTGAATATTCTTGAAAAGAAAGTTGGTAAACTCAGCCGCAAAATGAAAATGAACAACCTCACGGGCCTTGCTCTTTGGTTCGGCCTGTTTGGGGTGATTTCGGTGACTGGCAGCATGCTCAAGAAGATGGATATTCAGAACCAGCGGATTTATATTCTTGAGGGACTTGTCAAAGATACCCAGAACACTGTAATCAATACTGAGGATAAGGACGAAGAAATGTAATGGTTGACTTTCTCGAAATCGGCCGAGTGAACAAAAAGGGGTATACCGAAATATACCCAAAGTTTGTTCTCAAGCGCCGTTCTGAAGATTTGATGATTCGGGGCGGAGACTTTTACGCGATTTGGCTCGAAGATCGAGGGCTATGGAGTACGGATGAGATGGACCTGACGTACCTTGTGGATCAGGAACTAAGCAGGGTGAGCCAGGAAATTCGGGATAAAGGAAATGTCGTAAAAACGCTGTACATGTGGGATGCAGAATCTGGCATGATTGACCAATGGCACAAATTCTGCCAGCGGCAATGCCGAGATAACTTCCACATGCTGGACGAAAAATTGATATTTTCCAATCAGGAACTGAAAAAGACGGATTATGCCTCAAAGCGTCTGAACTATCCGCTGGAAGAAGGGAATACGCCTGGGTGGGATAAGCTCATGAGCGTATTATATTCTCCGGCGGAGAGGCACAAGATCGAGTGGGCAATAGGGTCGATCATTACCGGTGACTCGAAGGATTTGCAGAAGTTTATGGTTCTGTATGGTCCACCGGGCAGCGGTAAATCGACTGTGCTCAACATTATCCAGCAGCTTTTTGATGGATATTACTCGGTCTTTGATGCCAAGGCGCTGGGCAATCCGTCAAACTCGTTCGCACTTGAGTCCTTTAAGACAAATCCTCTGGTTGCCATTCAGCACGATGGTGATTTGTCTCGGATCGAGGATAACACTCGCCTGAACAGTCTTGTCTCTCACGAGTTGATGACCGTAAACGAAAAGTTCCGCTCTGCCTATGCCAATCGGTTTAAAGCATTCCTATTTATGGGTACGAATAAGCCGGTAAAGATCTCGGATGCAAGGTCCGGTATCCTGCGCCGACTTATTGATGTAGAGCCCACTGGAGATAAACTTTCCGGTAAAGAATACCGCCATGCCATGAAGCAGATCCCGTTTGAGCTTGGAGGGATCGCTTGGCACTGCAAGGAAGTCTACGAGGAGGACCCGGATTATTATGACGACTATGTGCCGACGAATATGATGGGGGCTTCCAATGACTTCTATAACTTCGTATCGGATTCGTACTTGATATTCTCGAAAGAAAACTCCACGACTCTGAAAATTGCCTATGAGATGTACAAAAATTACTGCGACGATGCTAAAGTGACCTACCCCTACAACAAGCGACTCTTTAAAGAGGAACTGAAGGCTTACTTTACTGTCTTCGAGGAAAAGCATGTAGATCCCGATGGCAATACGATTCGTGGATGGTACGAAGGGTTTGATCTCAATAAATTTGATGGCAGCGGTGAGAAAAAGCCGGTTGAAGAACCAAAAGAGGAACCACCCCCTGCCATTGAGTTTAAAGAGCAGCACTCAGTCTTTGATGATATTTGTGCGGATTGTCCAGCCCAGTATGCCAAAGAAGATGAGACCCCTAAGTGGAAGTGGGACGGAGTTAAAACGAAGCTCAAAGACCTTGATACCCACAAGGTTCACTATGTCAAAGTACCGGAGAACCATATCGTAATTGATTTTGATTTGAAAGGAGGAGACGGATTTAAGTCGTTTGAGCGCAATCTGGAGGCTGCTGCAAAGTGGCCCAAGACTTACGCAGAACTTTCCAAATCCGGAAAAGGCATTCATCTGCACTATTTATATTCCGGCGATGTCACAAAACTCATGAGAATTTATGAGGAAGACATCGAAGTGAAGGTCTTTACCGGCAAAAGCAGCCTGAGAAGAAAATTGACCCTTTGCAATGACCTCCCTATTGCGACGATCAGCTCGGGACTACCCTTGAAAGGAGAAAGCAAAGTGGTTAATTTTGAAGCTGTGAAAAATGAGAAAGCCATTCGAACGATCATTCGTAGGAATTTAAATAAAGAGTATCACGACAATACGCGCTGCTCGATGGATTTCATCAAGAAAACGCTGGACGATGCCTACAATGCAGGCGTTAAGTACGATGTGCGGGACATGTACAATGATATTTTGGTGTTTGCCATGAACTCGACGCACCAGTCAGAGTATTGCATGAATCTGGTGCCAAAACTGCACTTCTGCAGCGATGAGACTTCTGCTCCGGTCGTCAATGACGAGGCGCCTATCGCATTCTATGACTGCGAGGTGTTCCCGAATCTCTTCTTAGTCAACTGGAAAGTTGCAGGCGAGGGAAAGACCGTTGGCCGGATGGTGAACCCTACTGCACAGGACATGGAAAATTTGATGAAGTATCGTCTGATTGGCTTTAACTGCCGCAAGTACGATAATCACATGATCTATGCCCGAATGCTTGGATATTCTAACGAGCAGCTGTACGATCTCTCGCAACGAATCATTGCCGGTGATAAGAATGCCTTCTTTGGGGAGGCGTACAATATCTCTTACACTGATATTTACGACTTCTCGAATAAAAAGCAGAGCCTCAAAAAATTTGAGATCGAGCTGGGCATCCATCACCAGGAATTGGGCCTGCCTTGGGATAAGCCGGTACCGGAAGAACTTTGGGGCAAGGTGGCCGAATATTGTGATAATGATGTTATTGCAACAGAGGCTGTCTTTAATGCCCGTAAGGCTGACTGGGTGGCACGGCAGATCCTGGCGAGTTTGTCGGGCCTGACGGTCAATGATACGACCAACCAGCACACCACCAGAATTATATTTGGTGGAGAGAAAAATCCGCAGTGGCAGTTCAATTACCGCGAACTGTGGAAGCCTGTGCCTTATACCAAATACGAAGAGCTGCGTGAGAAACTTGGCGACGATTATGACTTCCGTATCTGGAATGAGAAAGGTGAACCGCAGTACAGCAGTTATGTGCCCGGCGAGGAATTGCCTATTGGTTGGAGCATCATGCCGTTCTTCCCGAACTATGTCTGGACTGGGGCAAAATCCTACTGGTGCACTGATATTCTGGATGCTGACCGTTGCCGAGCGAATCCTGAGTATTTGTACGAGCTTTTGGATCGGCAGAAGGCAGAGGATGAGAGAGCCAAAAAAGCAAATGAAGAACCCGTTGTCTTTATAGAGCTAATCGGCGAAGGCGGTTATGTATACTCGAAGCCGGGCATGTATGGGCACGCTGGACTTGATGATATTGGCTCGATGCATCCATCCAGTCTCATTGCGGAACGGCATTTCGGACCTTATACGAAGAATTTTGCCGACCTGAAAGCTGCTCGTATGTACATCAAACATCACGATGTAGAGGCTCTGAGGGGAATTCTTGACGGCAAATTGGTGCCGTTTGCTGAAGCGATTGCTGCTGGCAAGGCGGAGTATGATTGGGACGATCTGGCGTTTGCGCTGAAAATTGCAATCAACTCGGTGTATGGACTGACATCGGCCAAATTCAGTAACGCCTTCAGAGATCCGCGTAATAACGACAATATTGTTGCAAAGCGCGGGGCTCTCTTTATGGAAACGCTGAAACGAGAAGTCCAGAAGAAAGGCTTTATCGTAGCACACATCAAGACCGATTCCATCAAAGTGCCCGATGTCACGGATGATATTCTCGACTTTATTGACAAGTACGGCCGGGAATATGGGTACATCTTTGAGCATGAAGCTACTTATGACCGTATCTGCCTGGTGAACGATGCCGTATACATTGCAAAATACAATGAGCAGGGTATTATCAACAAGGGCGGAAAACATGCCAATGAATGGACGGCTACTGGTACACAGTTCCAGATTCCGTATGTATTCAAATCGCTGTTCAGCAAAGAGCCTATCAAGTTTGAGGATATGTGTGAGACCAAGCAGGTAACTTCGGCTTTATATTTGGATATGAACGAAGGGCTTCCGGAGGATCAGCACGACTACAAATTCGTGGGTAAGGTTGGTTTATTCTGTCCTGTGAAGCCTGGTTGCGGTGGCGGTATTCTGGTACGTGAGTCTGACGATAAGAAGACCGGCGGGAAGAAATACTCGGCTGCTACAGGTTCCAAAGGCTATCGCTGGATGGAAGCGGAGATGGTCAAGGCCCTCGGCAAAGAGGATTGCATCGATAAATCGTATTATCAGAAGATGTGCGATACGGCGGTGCATGATATTTCCGAGTTTGGAGACTTCGAGTGGTTTGTCTCAGATGAGCCGTACATTGGGTGCAGCTATGATGAGCATGGAGCACCTATTTATGACGATGTGCCGTTCTGACGCGAATTTTACAGGCCCTCATATGGAGAAATCCAATAATTTGACTGGAGGTTTGCAAAATGAAAACGCTTGGAAAGGCAGTTCTGATTGGTGAAACTATGCTAGTTGTTGGCTTTTTATCGTATGTAGCTGGGGCTACTGATATCGCTTGGACATTGCATGATTCAACGATAGCAGGCTTTAATGCTACCAAATATGATATTGAGCGCAACTATACTGGTGGGTTTAAGCAATTTGTTCGCTTCGGTGTATTCCGAGCAGTCGATGATTGATGATTAACTCAAAGGCTACGGCCCTGTGGAAACATGGGGTCTTAGCCTTTTACTTTTGAATGGAGTGATATTTTGACTAAAGAAAAAGCAGAAGATCTTTTTAACTATTGGCTCCGTATTCTTGGGATTGAAAATTGGAATATTGTTTTTGATTGGGCAGTACGGAAATCCAACATGGTACTCGAAGATACTTATGGGACATGTACCTATAATCGTGAAATTCAATCGGCCATGATACAAATTATGGACGAGCTGGATATTGGAGCCACGGATACACTTGCGCCTTTTGACTATGAAGTAGTGTTAGTTCATGAGCTTCTTCATATTAAATTTGCATGGGCGGATAATCCGACTAATGACCTTGAAAAAGCACTTACGCATTCTTTGATCCAAGAGCTTGCAAAGAGCTTTGTTCAAACAAGGCGGACGCCTAACTAAAGGAGTGATATTTTCTGAAAGCAAAAGACTATTTTAAGAAATACCTAGACACCTACAAGCATCGTGAGTATTACGGCTTTACGGACAAGGAAGTTGGGGCACTGATCCGTAAGGAGTTTGTCAAGGAGACGAACGAGCTGATCGACCTGAGAAAAATCAAGTCGAACTGGCAGCTCGTGACGATCCTTGGCGAGCAAAACGACAAATGGAATGCCCTGGCAAAGATCTTTAAAAACAACCTGGGGTCAAGCCCTATCAACAAAAACGAGTTTCGTCGCAGAATCGTGCCGGAGGAGTGGCCCTCGGTAAAAGAGCCTGCCGGTGACTGCGACAATGATATTTGAAAAGGAGAAAACTGTAATGGCTGAACGTATGAATAAACTGGTGATCGACAATGCACGTCTGATCTACAAGAATTTCTCGGGCAAGGGCGATAACTACAATCGTGAGGGCGACCGCAATTTTGCTGTGATTATCGACGATCCTCAGATGGCAGAAAACCTCGCAAAAGACGGATGGAATGTGCGTCCGCTGATCTCCAAAGACCCGGATGAGGAGCCCACTCATTACATTAAGGTGAAGGTCAGCTTCAAGGTTCGTGCTCCGAAGGTTCGTCTGCTTTCGAATCATAAGCAGGTCTTCCTCAATGAGAACATGATCTCCAGCCTGGACTTTGCTAAGATTGAAGAGTGTGGTGTTGTCATCAGCCCGTATATGTGGGAGGTCAATGGTAAGAGGGGCATCTCGGCTTACCTTGACTCGATGTATGCAAAGATCGAGGACGATCCATTTGCTGATAAGTATGCGGACTATGTGGAAACCGAGATCGATAATCCTGATGGTTGCCCGTTCTGATTGATATTTTGGGGTGCCTGATTTGAGAGGGTTAAACGGCGTATTACGGTACGGCCCCGATGAAAGGAGAAAATGATGGCTGCATTTATGAAAGGCGACCGGGTTGCAATTACAGATCCTATCTCTCCGTTTCGTATGAGACCTGGGCGGATCTCTGATATTCAGTTTACCAGTAACAACGATCTTTTCTATAAAGTCAACATTGCCCACACCGAAAATTCTGTTTGGGTTGATGAGCGTAACATTATTCGGCTAATGGAGCCTGAGCAGGAACTTTGGAAATTCTTTATTTACCAGGATCGGCCGATTGTCGCTTACACTGTGGCTGAAGAATTTTCTGGCGAAGAATGGGACACAGTTCTGCGGATTGCAAAGGATAAGGGCATCCCTATCACTGATATTTCTATTCGACTTGGCACTATGAATGAGATTATTTGGGAGAGAGGAGACGCAAATGAGGAAGTTTGAACCTGGTAATGTTTATTCTACTCCGGGTGTGAATGCAAAGCTCGAGGATGCAGGGTTTATGCGGTTTATGATTGTCTCTTTGAACCGGCATATCAACGGCGATTGGGGTAATACGTGCGATGAGGATAAGGTCACCAACGAAGAAGCACTTGTGGATGGGCTGCGGCTGATGAGTGTCTATAAGCGCATGGACCATCCCGATGACACGATTTGGATCATTACGGAGGCAGATCGAAGTTCTACTACGATTTTGCTGCCGGACGAGTATTGATATTTTGGAGGAACTAATTATGGTTTTGTTGCTTATTGGTCTTATGGCCTTTATTGGTGCTGTTATGCTGCTGGTTAGTGGCATTTCAACTCTCGTCAGTTTTGGCTTCTCTATCATCCTCAAGATGGTTCTGGGGCTTGCTGGAATCTTTTGTGGAATTTTGCTTATTCTGTTTGTGATATTTCTGGTCGAGGAGATGATGAACTTATGATTTGGTTACAGATTTTGGGATGGATTTTGATGCTTCTGCCACTTGCTGGTATCTTGATTCTAGCGTTTATTGCCGACTGGCGAGGAACGCTCTTTACCCTAGCTATGGTGGGGATGATGTTTCTCGGGGCATTCTTATTAAGAGGTAAATTATGAGTTTACGAGATTGTCTGTACCTTCTGGGCGTTATGGTGCTTATATTTGCAGCAGGGATCACTGGACATTGGGATTACCTCGGCCACATGCTCGATGGTGCGGTTATAATGTTTTTATATTTGAAGGGTAAAGAAAAATGATGAACCTATTTGGATTTATTATGGTTATGACACCTATAATATTCTTTATTTCACTGCCGTTTGATCATGTTACTATTTGGGATGCCATAAAAATAACAATATTCGTTGATTTAGGGATAGGCATGTTAGGTCTTGGCCTTTTAATCATGTTTTATGGAGGCTTTCCACCACAATGATGAAACTCTATGACTTCCAGCTTGAAGCTATTAAAAAGATGAAGCGAGGCTGCATTCTTTGCGGAGATGTTGGAAGTGGGAAGTCGATTACTTCTCTTGGATACTACTATCTACGAAACGGAGGCGATATTGAAAGCTTAAAAGGCGGGGATTATGTACCTATGGATGACCCGCCGAAGGATCTTTATATTATCACAACGGCCCGAAAGCGCGATACTCTCGAATGGGAGAAAGAGCTCGGGCCGTTTCTTATGTCCACGCATAAGGATTGTGATATTTACAGGCACAACGTTGTGGTGGACTCGTGGAACAACATCAAAAAGTATGTTGGAGTGTACGGTGCGTTCTTTATATTTGATGAACAGCGTGTAGTAGGGTCTGGCAGCTGGGTGAAGGCGTTTTACAAAATTACTCGTAAGAATGAGTGGATTTTGCTGTCGGCTACCCCCGGAGATACCTGGAGCGATTATATTCCGGTCTTTGTGGCAAATGGGTTCTACAAAAACAAGACGGAATTTCTACGTAGGCACGCCGTTTATTCACAGTATTGCAAGTCGTTTCCAAAAATCGAACGGTTTGTGGACACAGGGCATCTCTGCAGGCTGCGCAATGATATTTTGGTGCCGATGGATTTCAAGCGAGATACCGTGCAGCATCACGAGTATCTGGTGGCAGAGTTTGATCGAGAAGGGACGAAGCAGCTTTTCAGAACCCGTTGGAATCCTTGGAAGAACGAACCGATTGAGAATGCTTCAGAGCTTTATTACTGTGCCAGGAAGATTGCGAACTCTGATATTTCCAGGCAGACGCTGGTTTTGGAAGTGTTTGAGGATCATCCGAGATTGATCATCTTCTATAACTTTGATTATGAGCTTGATATTTTGAAAGGGATGAATTTTGGTGAAGGTGTTGCCGTGGCAGAATGGAATGGGCATAGGCATGACCCTATACCGCAAACCGATTCCTGGATATACCTTGTGCAATACACTGCTGGGGCAGAAGGATGGAATTGTATCACAACTGACACGATTCTGTTTTACTCCCGAAACTACTCATACAAAATCTCAAAACAGTCAGAAGGGCGCATTGACCGACTGAATACACCTTATAAGGATCTATATTACTATCATCTCACTTCTAAATCCTTCATTGACCTGCGGATTGCCAAGGCCTATGAAGAGAAGCGGGATTTTAATGCAAATCGAGATTTCAAACGTCACTATGGTGATTTCTGAAAGGAGAAATTCAGATGAAATTCTTAATTGACAGGGCTTCTTTAGGAGCCGATGATGTAAAGCCGTGCGAAGGAGCTATTAAACTTGATGGCGGCGGTTATGGGATCAAGTTGCATAGTCTTGACGATCTGATTGACCTTGTAAAAAGCGTTGGCCATCCAGTAATCATTTACGATAGGGATGAGCATGTGCCGATCCCATTTATTCAGATCTACGATGACTAAATTGAGTGAGGCTACGTGATGGGATACAAGGCTCATGATCATCAGGAAAGACGGTGTATGGATTGCCTGTTTCTGAAAAGGCGCAAGACCTGGAATAATTCTAAACGATATTATGAATACGGATGGTTCTGTACATGCACAAATCAGGAGATCCACAAAATTAGAAATGAAGATTGCTGGGTACTTAGTGATGCGTACCCATACGGAAAAATGGAGGTTAAGTAAAATGGGTGTTTTTGCATTTGTTGGCGGTATCATTATTGGGACTATTTTTAGCGCTACTGCGTTATATTTTACCGCCATGAAAGATGATGAGAAGGAAATTGAGGAAGCTCGTAGAGATGCTGCTACCTGGGAAAACCAGGCGCGGCACTGGGAAGCCGAAGCAATTCGTGCGAAAGACAATGAGCGAATGGCTCGAAAGATGCAGCAGTATTGGCGGGCCCGGTGCATGAACGAGCATTTTAGTTTTAATGCCGCCTGTGATGGCGATGGAGTCCGACCGGTGGTCATTTACCGCGATGCGAACAATGATATTTGTGATGGGCTGCTTTTGGCGGCAGTAAAGGAGGAAAATGCCGTATGAGTGAGAGCAATGTGCTGATTTTGCAGTGTGATATGGTGCTCAAGAACTATGAAATGAATGAACTCTACGATACAATCCTCGAGCAAAAGAAGCAGGGTGTGATTTTACTACCCAAGTATGTCAAAGTTGTGAATGTTCCAGAGGAAGTGACCAATGGAGAACTTGTTGTGATGAACAGTGGAGCACCTGAGCCGGAGATGAACAGTGGGAAGCCTGAGCCGAAGAGGTATGTAATCAAACGAGTTAGCGGGAGCAAGGGAGTCTCTTATGTACTGAATGTTAGACCAAGCTATGGACGTGCATTACTTGTTGATTATACAGAGTATAAAATGATCGCTCGAGAATTTCGTGAGAAAGAGGCCAATGAATTGCTGAAAAAGCTCGGAAATGGCTACGAAATGGAGGAACTTTAATATGGAAACTCGTACTAAGGAAGTCTTTTATGATATTTACTGCAAGAAGTGCAAGTATTACGAACTGGAGCCTTACAAGAACCCGTGCAATGAATGCCTGGCGGAACCGTATAACATGGACAGCCACAAACCTGTGAACTTTAAGGAGGATAAGTGATGGAATTTGGTAATGTGTATGAAGTGCTTCAGATTGGCGACATTGTAAAGGTCAAAGATATTGCATCAATCTATTGTGGCCATATCGGAGAAATTGTCAGCATTAGCAACCATGGATGTTATGTCGATCCTATTTATACAATTAGATTTTATAAATCAAGTTTGCGGTCCTGTACTGATCGTAGTGAAACCCAATTTAATGCAAAAAACCTTGTAAAGGTAGGGCATGTTACCCATGAAGGCGAAATCACAATGGGGCTCCGAAGTGGTAAAACCTATTTGACCGAGATTGGAAAATGTAAAAATAAAGATAACGGCTTTGACAGTGTCATTTATCAAATGGAGAAAGAGAGAAAATTTGCAGAAAGAGGTACTAATGAGATGAAAAAGCTCGATGTTAAGAAGATTATCTTTAGCGGCCCTAAGACGATTGTGCTGTGGAGTGATGGGACAAAAACCATCGTATCCATGAGCAAAGATGAAGCAAAGTTCGATCCGGAAGCCGCTTTCTGTGCTGCTTACACGAAGAAAATGTTTGGAACAAACAGCAAAATTAAACGTGCTATCAAAGAAAAATCCAACATTGATAAGAGAAGAACTAGCAAAGATTATTCAAGACTATGACAAGTTTATGAGAGAGCTATGCCCCTGGCTTTACACCGGAGAGAAACTCACAGAAGTCGATTCTGCTTGCGCAAATGCGATTAGTGATTTCTATAAAAAAGAATTCATCAAAGGAAAGGATGGCGAGTGTCTAGGTAAATTATGCCCTTGCCATGTAACCGAGGAAGCGGCTAAGATTCAAGATAAGGAGAAAAACAATGGCAACACCTAATTTCACGATTAGGCCTGAGAGACGGCTTTGCAAAGTAAATGGCGAGTATGGATATTTCCATTGCTGGGAGCATTATATGGAGCCTTTGCCTCCTACCGCTACTATGGATGGGCATAGAGGAGGACAGTATTCTTGTGTTCGCGGGGTAGTTGAGACTGAAAGTGGAATGAGGCTCGTGCATCCTGGGGCAATTCAGTTTGTTGATGAGGAAAATAGTGAGCTCCACTGGATGAACGAGCATGAGAGAAAGGAGAAATCCGATGGCTAATTGCGTAGATTGTGCGTTTTCGTATATAGATGATATATATGAAGAATGGCACTGTAAGAAAGACCATTTTGTGCCCACAACTCCGGACGGTTGTCCAATGGATAGAGAATGCGAAGAATACAAATCGATGTATATTGAGGAGGATGGCAATGGATAATTTGTACTATATTGTAAATATGGGTTGTGATGACGAAACTCATGGATTGGCGATTATTTCAGATGAAGAATTCCCTCGTTTTAAGCAGATTATCGAAGACCTCAATAAGAATTCACAATATGGATGTATGCCGACCATTTCAATTTACAAGATTGATGGCAGCCTTATCAGGCCTGCTAATGATACAGATAGTGCTTATGATATTTTGTATCTTAACAATGCCAAATATGTTCTAGCCAAATATATCTGGAGACCTAATGGTCGTGGAACTGAGTTAGTGAAAGGAGTAGAAGAGGTATTATGATTAAAATTGAAAAGACTGATATTCATGGCTGGGAGGCGGCCATTCGTGGGGCTCGGAACTCTTTTAACAGCTGGGATAAGAGTGATAGTGCTGCGTGCTATTTTTGTAGAGATAATGACGCGAACCCTGGATTCTGTGATGATGGTCTCTATGACAAAACAATTGTACTAAGTAATCCTGATGGTTCCTGTTTTGAAATTGGGCCTAATGATCAGAAACTTATGAAGAAACTCGCTAAGGCTGGGCCGAGTCATGCGAAGTATCGGCGGTTTATTACGGTGACGATGGATGTTACGGGGCCGCTGTACTGGTGGAAGGAGATGGACACTTACAAGGTCGGCACTGTGGGTAACTCCTGTTCTACCATGCACAAGATTGCAGATAAGGAGTTTGAGCTGAAGGATTTCTCATATGAGCATCTTGACGATGAATACGAGTGCGTTAAGTCGCCTTGCGCTGATCCATATGAAGGTGGTTTTCAGACATCGATCGGCCTTCTTCTGGACACTATAGAAGCTCTAAACTGGTGGCGTAAACAATATTTGCATCAGAAAGAAATCAGTTCGGGTCAGGAAAGATTAAATTGGTGCTGGTGGCAGATGATCCAGCTGCTGCCGTCGTCCTACAACCAGAAGCGGACGTTGCTCGTGAATTATGAGGTCCTGGCGAATATTTACCATCAGCGGAAAGGGCATAAGCTGGATGAGTGGCGGACGTTTTGCGAGTGGATTGAAGGGCTGCCGATGAGCGAGATTATTGTAGGGGAGGAACCAAAAGCCGCGAAATAATCATGTCATTATATGGAGGTGATTATATTATGCAAAAAATAATATACCATACGGCTGATATTTTTAGTCATTCAAATACGGCTACAAAAAAGAAATGGCTTGATCGTTGCTATAAAATAGCAGTAAAATGCGGTTTAACTTGCCGAAAAGTGGTTGAGGAAAATCGTGATTTGGTGCTTGATATGCATGGATCAAAGCTCGCTTTTGTTAAATACTATTTGATGACATTTGAACATCCGGGCTGTATTGCGCATCTGAAAAGAATTATGCAAATAATCACTATGTAAAGAAATAAAGACTCTGTGGGAACATGGGGTCTTTATTTTTGAAAGGAGACTCAAATGACTAAAATCGGAAAACTTTATATTTGTGACCGGTGTGGAAATACTGGATTTGCCGAATATGTCGGTGGAATTGATCGGTCAGGGTGGATTGATCCTTTTGGTAATTTTGAAAAACCCGACGGATGGGATATCTGGGAAGGGAAGAACCTGTGCCCGGATTGTACCAAAGAGTATCATATGCGCCTCAAAGGTTTTTGGAAGGAGGAAAAGTAATGACTGTACGTGAATTTATGGAGATGTGTGCATCCGATGTTTTCATTGCAATTAGGCATCCAAGATATGATGAAGATGGAAATTTCATGGAATATTATGCAGATCCTAATACTTGGTACAATGATGAACTCGGCCTAAAAATTCCGAATAAGGATCTTGATAGAAAAATTGTAGGAACCGGACTGGAAGCTGTGCCTGGATGTCGCACTGGAATTGTCCTGGACACTGTGAAAGGAGAATGATATTTATGCCTTTGGATGAGGAAGTTAAAAAGATTGTCGACGAGGCGGACTGTAAATGTCCTGTATGTGGACAGAAAGTCGTAGTTGAAATCAAGGGTGATACAAAGCATGGATGGTATTTGTGCCGTAAATGTGTGTTTTGCGGTTGGGTAAACAACGGAGAAAAGTATGCCTAAGGAGGGCTGATTATGAGTGATTTGAAGTTTGATAAGAGGGATCTTGGTATGGTTCTCGACTGCCTTGATGACTTGCAGTATGCGTCGTGCAAAGAGGCAGTGGCAGATCCTTATTGGAAAGGAGCCAAGGAAACTGCATATGATGTTCATAGCCTAATTTCCTATTACGGCCGCAAAAAGGAGTATTATATTGAGCTCTATATGGCTGCGAACCCCAATCAAAAGGATTACTTTCACTGCCCGAAATGCAAGCGGATTCTTAATGTTGATTTGGATTGGAAGTTCAAAGATGAATACAAATTAGATCATTGTACAATTGTAGGCGGTGAGCCAGGAAAGCGCGAAGAGGTTTTCTACTGTAAAGACTGCGGTTGGACAGGAGAAAAAGCGCCGTTTGAGGAGGTGAAAGAAGGTGGAAATCAGGCAGAATAAGGCTCCGAAGGACGTGCATCTCTCGCTGAGGATCGGAAAAGATGACCTTCGGAAACTGAAAACAGTGGCATTTTGGAGCAAAAAATCGACTTCAGAAGTGATTCGAGACACGATCAATCTGGCTTACAAAGTCGAAAAAATGAAGCATCCGGACTGAAAAATGTAGCACAAAATGAGGCCTTTTGTAGCACAAAAATAGCGTGTAGCACAAAAAATAAAAATGTGCTACAAAAATAGGGCAAAATGTAGCACAAAATTTTTGAGGCTGCAAAAGGTGCCGATTTTATGAGGAAAACATGAAAAAGTCCAAAATTATAGCAAATATGGTATAAAAACAGGCATTTTGTAGCACAAAAATCGAATGTAGCACAAAGAAAATGCAAAAATTACCCTATTTTATTTATATATGTGGATTTATAGCAAATATACTATAAATAGTAATATATAATTAAAAATTCAAAATTTTTTCAAAAATTTGTGCTACATGTGCTACAAAAGTTTTGAAAGGAGATAGACCGATGAGCCGAGAATCTAATTTGATTGGCGAGTATATGCACCAGGTGTATTTATATTTTCCTGATTTGCTTGGCGAGGTTGTACACGCCAGAGAGTATGTACAATTCATGCTCCTGCTTGAAACAAACACCAAGTATGATTATTTCTATAACATAACGAATAATGTCCTGATTCCAATTCCGAAGAGTGATCAAGATTTGGACAAGGAAAGTTTTAGACGGATATTTGGAGTGCTGCTTCGAAGAGCGCTCGAGTGCAGCGGATTGACGCAAGAGGAGCTAAGCGAGAAGACCGGCATTCCTCAACCCAATATCTCGGATTATCTTTACGGCAAGCATTTTCCGAGTTTTTACCAGATCGATAAAATGGCAAAGGCTATGAACTGCAGTGTGGAGGATCTGCGTTATGTGAAGTAAAAAAAAGTTTACAATTTCCTTGTTGCGGTGGACTGATATTTTGGCTATACTGAAAATGTCCGAGGAAACTACACAAGGAGGTTAAGCAATGGGATCGTTCAATAAGAAACGGAAATCAGAAGTTACGGAAGTAGATGTTTACACGGAACATGGTAATGAGATTCATGTCTTTGACGGGCCGGATGGCAAAGTGGAAGTGAGTAAGGTTCATATGGCTGACTTCCTGCCGACCGGCGAACAGTGGTGCCCGCATTGTCATGTACAGTGCGAGAAGCGCGATGACGGAAAATGGTTTGAGTGCCCGGAGTGCGGTTATAGTATTACTGCTAAAGATGCTGAACTGTTTGGCAGTTATCCGACTAAGGCATCTACTTACAATTGATGATCTCCGATGAATATTGATATTTTCCCTTATGGCCTGTGCTAAAGTGCATGGGCCTTTTATTTTGCCCTGATTTCGGCCCGGGGTTCGCGAAAAAAACATGGTGTATTATGAGAGAGATAATATGTCCCGTTTTTAACTGTTTTTGGCAGTTTTCAAGACATATTGTCTTTTGTTTTGCAAAGGAGAAGGCCTTATGGCAAAAGAAAGCAAATTTCAGAAGGGTCTCATTGATGATCTGAAGAAACGCTTCCCTGGCTGTATGGTGCTGAAAAATGATGCCAATTATATTCAGGGCATCCCGGATTTGATGGTTTTGTACAAAGACCACTGGGCAGCTCTTGAATGCAAAAAGGCGGAAAATGCGAACCACCAGCCAAATCAGGATTACTACGTTGAGCGAATGGCAGAGATGTCGTTCGCTCGTTTTGTTTATCCTGAGAACAAGGAGGATGTTCTGAATGAACTTCAACGATCATTCGAAACTTAGAGGGCAGCATGCCTTTCTGGGTGCCAGTAAGTATCACTGGCTGAACTATGACCCCAACAAGATTGCGGAAGCCTACCGCAACTTTCTTGCCGTGGCGATGGGGACCAGACTGCACGAGTATGCAGCGGAATCCATCGATCTCGGGCAGAGGCTTCCGAAGTCTCACAAAACGTTGAACATGTATGTCAATGATGCGATCGGTTTTAAGCTTAGACCTGAGCAGGTTTTATATTACTCTCCGAACTGTTTTGGCACTGCCGATGCAATTGACCTGCGTGGTGATTTGCTGCATATCCATGATTTGAAGACCGGCAAGGTTCCGGCACATATTGAACAGCTGATGATCTATGCAGCGTTGTTCTGTCTTGAGTATGGTATCAAGCCGTCTGATATTGATACGGAGCTTCGCATCTATCAGAGCGATGATATTCTCGTGGAGAAGCCAGACCCCAATGATATTCTGGCAATCACTAAGAAGATCGTCGAGGCCGATAAAGTCATTGAACAAGTCAAAGAAATGGAGAGTTGAGTTATGTACCAGGATAAACCGCCGATCGAAGATGTGATGATCCACTACGGTGTCAGTGTCATGGATGGCGCTCCTGGCCGTGGCTCTGGCCGATACCCCTGGGGGTCCGGCGAGAACCCGAATCAGAGAACCGATACGTTTTTGAGCCGGTATCGTGAGTATGCCGGTCAAGGGCTTACAGAGAAAGAGATCGCTGAGAAGATGGGCACTACGACCACCAAACTCCGTGTTCAGCTTTCCTATGCCAAAAGCCAAAAGCGTATGCAGATGGTGGACCAGGCAAAGTCCTTGCGCAAAGAAGGGAAGAGTCTGAATGAAATTGCTGAAATTATGGGCTTTGATAATGATTCTTCGGTACGTTCTTTGCTGAATGAGAATGCGGAGACCCGTATGCGGCAGAGTACGGCTACGGCTGATAAGCTGCGCGAACTGATCAAAGAGAAAGGTTTCCTGGATGTGGGGCCTGGTGCAGAACGTGAGCTCGGGGTTTCTCGGACTAAGTTCGACCAGGCTCTTTATATTTTGGAGATGGAAGGTTACGACACCTTTAACCGCCGTATTCCGCAGGCTACTAATCCTGCACAGAAGACGACCTTGAAGGTGTTGACTCCTCCCGGGACTCAGTACAGCGAGATCTATGACGCTTCGAAGATCCATTCTGTGGGTGACTATGCGATCTCCTACGACGATGGCGAGACGTTTCATAAGCCGTTTGAGTTCCCGTCGAGCCTTGAGTCTAAGCGGTTGATGATCAACTATGCTGAAGATGGAGGTATCCAGAAAGACGGTGTCATCGAGATTCGGCGCGGTGTGAAAGATCTGAACATGGGCAATCTTCACTATGGTCAGGCTCGTATCTTGGTTGATGGAACTCATTACCTGAAGGGTATGGCTGTCTATGCAGATGATCTGCCCGATGGTGTGGATGTTCGGTTCAATACAAATAAGACTCAGGGTACACCTCTGGAAAAGGTATTGAAACCCGTCAAGACCACCAAAGATGGCGAGATCGATCGGGACAATCCGTTTGGTTCTCTCATTAAGGAGAAGGGCGGTCAAAGCTATTACATTGGCGACGATGGCAAAGAGCATTTGAGCAAGATCAATTGGCGTGCTGTAGAAGGAGATTGGGGCGAATGGGCCGACAAGCTTCCGTCTCAGTTCTTGGCGAAGCAGCCAATTGCGTTGATCAATCGTCAGCTCGGCATCTCCATGGAAGATAAGCAGTTGGAATTCGATGAGATCAAATCTCTGACCAATCCGACCGTGAAGCGCAAGCTGCTGGAAGACTTTGCTGACGGCTGTGATAAGAATGCTGTTACCTTGCAGGCAGCTGCACTGCCTCGCCAGAAGTATCAGGTTATTCTTCCGCTCAATTCTGTGAGTGAGAAGGAAATTTATGCACCTAACTACAACGATGGTGAGACCGTCGCATTGGTTCGGTATCCGCATGGTGGCCTGTTTGAGATCCCTGTGCTGAAGGTGAACAACAAGAACACCGAAGGCAAGCGGGTGATCGGTACCAATCCGAAGGATGCTGTTGGTATCAATTCCAAAGTGGCAGAGCAGCTTTCCGGTGCTGACTTTGACGGCGATACTGTCATGGTAATTCCCTTTGGTAAGAACTATAAGATTGCGTCCCGTCCGCCACTGGAAGGATTGAAAGACTTTGACCCCAAGGTAGAGTATAAGATCCCGGAAGGAAATCCGAATCATGTCAAACTGATGACGAAAGCTAATACCCAGAAACAAATGGGCGTTGTCTCAAATCTGATCATGGACATGACGTTGGCTGGCGCTAAACCAGAGGAACTTGCTCGCGCTGTTCGGCATTCCATGGTCGTCATTGATGCAGAGAAGCATAAGCTTGATTGGAAACGCAGTGAATCTGACAATGGTATCGCAGAACTCAAGCGCATTTACCAAGGTCAATACGATGAGAACGGCCAGTACCATGAAGGCAGTGCTACACTGATTACCCGTGCCAAGAGCCAACAGTCTGTTCCTAAACGCCAGGGCAGCGGTGTGATTGATCCTGAAACCGGTAAGAAAACCTACAAGACTGCAGATGACCTTTACTACGAGACCAGCCGTGTGGATAAGAAGACCGGTGAGGTCATCACTAAGCAGAAGATGCGCACACAGCAGTCTACCAAGATGGCCGAGACCGACGACGCCTATACCCTGGTATCCTACCGCCGTACCAAGGCAGAGCTTGCGTATGCTGAATATGCAAACAAGCTGAAGTCCTTGGCAAACGAAGCTCGTAAAGAGATGAAGGCCACCGGCACCCTGAAGTACAGCCCCGAGGCCAAGAAGGCTTACGAGCCGGAAGTCACCCGGCTCCAGTCTGCCCTGGCCCTTGCCAACTCGAATAAGCCCCGTGAACGTCAGGCACAGGTCCTTGCTAACGCCCGTATCAAGGAGAAGATCGAGGCCGACCCCGACCTTGCCAATGATAAGAAGATGCTCAAGAAGGTATCCCAGCAAGCTATAGTGGCTGCCCGCCAGCAGGTGGGGGCTAAGCGCCATCCCATTACCATTAGCGATAAGGAATGGGAAGCTATTCAGGCAGGCGCTATTTCGGACAATGTCCTGTCCCAGATTTTGGATAGCGCTGACATCGATAACTTGCGGCAACGCGCAACACCTAGAGCGAACAACGAGCTTAGCAATGGCAAGATCGCATTGATTAAAGCTCGTGCTGCTTCTGGTTATACAAACGCACAGATTGCCGAAAGCCTCGGCATTTCTGCTTCTACTGTGAGTAAATACTTGAACACTTAAGGAGGTGAAGTCTTATGGTTCAGTACATGTTGACCACTTACGATAATCCCTACAATCCGTTCCAGGACTTCTCCAAGTGGTTCTTGTGGGACACGGAAAAAGGGTATAATTCGTGTGCATATCTTGCTCGTGTTGCAGCTGATTCTGATTCTTTTGATGAGAAAGAAGAAAATGCTGCTATTGAGCAAGCAATTGATGAAATCATTTCTGCTGACTTTATGAATGTTTATTGCAAACTTCGTTTTGATGGCGAGAAAACAGATTTTGTTGATGTAAAGAGAGAAAATGTAGTAAATCAAACAGCTTAACCGCACTATAGACATTGTTTAACCATAGGGAGGGGGTCGTGTTTTTAACACCCCCTCCCTGCATCGCGGCCCTCCTTGATATTTCTCCGGGGGAAGAATTTGGGAAAACAGCTTTAAACCGGCTTGTGGACCCTTTTATATTTCCTCCGGCTTTTTGTAGTGGTATGTAGGTTTCTATGACTGTTTTAGAGTCAGAACCTCCTTTATTTCTCCTTTCTGGGGTTATCTACACCCCTACATACCACTACAAAAAGCCGGAGAATCTGACAAGAAAGGAGTCGGAAACAGTTGAGAAGAGCAAAGACTACCAATGAATCTGGCTCGAAAAGGACGATTAGACCGGCTCTGACGCCGGAAGCACGGGAAAACCAGCTGATTGAGCTGGCGATGGACCTTGCGGAGAAGCGAATCCTTGAAGGAACAGCTTCCAGTCAGGAACTTACCCACTTTTTAAAACTTGGCTCCCAGAAAGCAAGGCTTGAAAAGGAAGCACTTGAGAAACAGATCGAGTTGATGGAAGCCAAGAAGAATAATCTTGCTGCTGCAGCCCAGATGGGTGAGATGTACGAGGAAGCTATTAAGGCTATGAGACGGTATAGCGGCCAGGGAGAAGAAGATGCTTAGGACATACACAGAGCTATGCGGATATTCTACCTTTGAGGAACGCTATGAGTACCTTAGGCTTGATGGTGAAGTCGGTGCTGATACATTTGGGTTCGACCGTTACCTGAACCAGATATTTTACCAGAGCGAAGAGTGGAAACAGCTGCGGGACCGAGTGATTGTACGGGATGGTGGATGCGACCTTGGGATGGAGGGGCATGAGATCAATGGTTTTTGGAAGAATGGCAAGTATGTCCGACCGAAAATCCTGATCCACCATATGAATCCTATCTCCAAAGAGGACATCCTGAAGCGCAGTGATTTGCTTTTGAATCCGGAGTATCTGATCACCACGATTACACGGACACACAACGCTATACATTATGGGGACGCGGATCTTTTACCGAGAGGCCCCGTTACAAGGGCACCGAATGATACCTGCCCCTGGAAATGAGGTTAAGTATGGAAAGTATCCTGAACTCCATCAAGAAGATGCTGGGCATTGCTGAAGATTACGATGTGTTTGATACCGACATTATCATCGACATCAATTCCGTTCTCTCGATTCTGACCCAGTTGGGGGTAGGGCCGAAGACTGGATTTTCAATCAGCGATGCTTCGGAGACCTGGGACATGTTTATCCCGGAGGACCCGAGGCTGAACGATGTGAAGACCTACATGTACATGAAAGTACGGCTACTCTTTGATCCGCCCACCAGCAGCGCAGCTATTGCCTCGATGGAAAAGCTGATCTCCGAGTTTGAGTGGCGGTTGAATGTGGCAGCAGAGACCTGCGATTGCAGCTGACGAGGAGGAATCAAAATGTGGTGCTACAGGGACTATGATGAATTGTATCATCATGGCATTCTGGGTATGAAGTGGGGTGTAAGACGGTACCAGAATAAAGACGGTACTTTGACCCCGGCGGGCCGGAAACGGTATGGCGATGGGGGAGAAGAGACCCCGGCCAACGAAAGCATTGATAAGAAAAAAGAGCGAATCCGGAAATCCAGAAATGCCAAAGAAGTTTACAAAAATGCGGAACTTTTTGACGATAAGGAATTGACTGAAATTTACAGCCGTCTAGCTGTGGAGAAGAAGATCAAGGACCTTATTCCGAAAGAGACTAACAAGGGCAAAGAATTTGTAGACAAGGCAATCGCTACCGTTGATACTGCCAACAAGGTTTTGGACAGCGGAACCAAGCTGTATACCAATGTTGACAAATTGATCAAGATGCTGGATGACCAGAACAAGAAGAAATAAGGAGACATTATGGCACTCTCTAATACTGCCGTACCGAGATATTACGGCCAGTTCAGAGAGGCCGTGATCCGGGGTGAAATACCTATCAGCCGAGAAGTGGAACTGGAAATGCACCGGATCGATGATCTGATTGCTAACCCAGGCATCTACTACGATGACGAGAAAGTCGAAGGCTGGATCTCTTTTTGCGAGAACGAGTTAGTCTTGACTGACGGTTCTGATTTGCATCTGCTGGATACCTTTAAGTTATGGGGTGAGCAGGTGTTTGGCTGGTACTACTTTATTGAGCGAAGTGTGTACGAGCCAAATGAGGACGGCCATGGCGGCCACTTTGTAAACAAGAGAATTAAGAAGCGACTGATCACCAAGCAGTACCTTATCGTTGGACGAGGTGCTGCTAAATCTTTGTATGCCTCTTGTATGCAGGCCTACTTCCTGACTGTGGATACTGCAACTACCTTACAGATTGCTACTGCGCCGACCATGCGCCAGGCGGATGAAACCCTTTCGCCGATCCGGACAGCTATCACTAGATCCAGAGGGCCTTTGTTCAAGTTTTTGACCGAAGGCTCTTTGCAGAATACGACCGGTTCCCGAATGAATCGTGTAAAGCTGACGCCGACCAAGAAGGGCATCGAAGATTTCCTGACTGGGTCTCTTTTGGAGATCAGACCTATGGTAATCGACAAACTCCAGGGCTTGCGTGTTAAGTGTGCGACCGTGGACGAATGGCTTTCCGGTGACATCCGGGAAGATCCAATTGGTGCTATTGAGCAGTCGGCCAGTAAGGAGCAGGGTGGAGCCTACAACAACGACTATCTTATCATTGCTACGAGCTCTGAGGGTACTGTACGAAACGGCAGCGGTGACACAATCAAAATGGAGCTTATGAAGATCCTGAAAGGTGATTATGTCAACCCGCATGTTTCGATTTGGTGGTACAAGCTGGACTCTGTAGACGAGGTAGGAGACCCCAATACCTGGCTGAAGGCGAACCCGAACCTTGGTAAGACCGTTACCTACGAGACTTATCAATTGGAAGTAGAACGTGCTGAACAGAACCCGGCGGTTCGCAATGATACTTTGGCAAAGAGATTCGGTTTACCCATGGAGGGTTATACTTACTACTTTACCTACGAGGAAACGCTGCCGCATCGGCACAGGGAATACTGGAAGATGCCGTGTGCTTTGGGGGCGGACCTTAGCCAGGGTGATGACTTCTGCGCATTTACCTTCTTGTTTCCGCTTTCCAACGGGTGCTTTGGTGTTAAGACGAGGAACTACATAACCTCGTTGACATTGATGAAGCTCCCGGCGGCTATGCGGCAGCTGTATGACCGGTTTATGGCCGAAGGCAGCCTTGTGGTTATGGATGGCACTGTTTTGGATATGATGCAGGTCTATGACGACTTGGATGCTCACATTGCCCAGTATGAATACGATGTTCGGGCTTTTGGCTTTGACCCCTATAATGCGAAAGAGTTCGTGGCCCGATGGGAAAACGAGAACGGGCCTTTTGGCATCGAGAAGGTTATCCAGGGCGCTAAGACAGAATCCGTACCATTGGGTGAGCTGAAGAAGCTTGCAGGGGAGAGGATGCTGTTGTTTGATGAGGAGCTTATGACCTTTGCCATGGGTAACTGCATTACGTTGGAAGATACTAACGGCAACCGAAAACTATTTAAGAAACGCTACGAGGAAAAGATCGATGCTGTAGCAGCCATGATGGATGCTTATGTGGCATATAAGATCAACCGCGAACAGTTTGATTGAGGTGAGAATTATGTGGGAATACCAATATGCTGGAGAAGAAGATTACCTGGCTCATCACGGCATTCTGGGTATGAAATGGGGTGTGCGGCGATTCCAGGATAAAAATGGCCGGTTGACCACCCTTGGCCGTAAAAGAGCTTTAATGGACAAGGAAGAATGGAATAAAGAGGACGTTGAGCGGAATCGTAAAGAGGCTGCTGACCGAATCAAGTTCTATGGTGGTAAAAATATTGCCAAATCGAGAATTCAGAGTGAGGCTAACTATAAGAAACAAAAGATCACAGCGGAAGCAGATGTTAAAGAAACGCTTGCCATTGCTGCGGCTACTGGAGCAGTTGGTAGTTTAGCCTACGGAACGATTGTAAGTAAAGGTGCCAAATATGCTAAGCGGCTTGTTGACGAACATGCTAATGAACAGATTGGTTATACCATGGACAGCGATGCCGCTGCCGATGTTATTGTAAAGAATAAACGCTGATATTTCTGGAGGGGGAGAACTATGTGGGAATACGTTGTGATTAACTCCGGGGAAGAGTATCTAGCGCATAGTGCTAAAGGTTCTACTTGGTCCAAACATAAGTATATCAAGAAAGAAAATGGCCGGTATTACTACGCTGACGAGAAAGGCAATAAAACCGGTAGTGTAAATAATAGTCTTACTGCTACCAACGATGGCCCTGGTTATGAGTTGGATGACGGCGATAAAGAGTACATGGAAAACCATAAGGCAGGCAAGGACGACCGCACCTATGAGGAGTACATGGCAGATAAGCAGGCGGCTATTAAGGCTGCCGATGAAGCGGATAAGAAGCCTGCCGAAAAAGAGGGGCTTACTGAGGAAGAGCGGAAAAAGAAAAATCGGAAAGACGATTCCCGGATCGTAAGAGCCGCCGGACGTGCCTTTGTGAACCGGTATCTGTGAGGTTAAACCATGGAAGAAAATTACTCTTTTGGCTCCAGGGTGAAACGCGCCTGGAATGCGTTCTTGATTCGAGATCCTCCGGTTTATCGCGGCGGTGAGGTTAGTTATGGCTACCGACCTGACCGTGTACGGTTTACGAGAGGCAATGAGCGAACGATCGTGACCTCGGTTATCAACCGAATCGGTATCGACTGCGCTGCAATCAAAATGGTTCATGCCCGGATGGATGAGGATGACCGTTTCCTGAAAGAAATCGACAGCGGGCTAAACAACTGCCTGAATGTGGAAGCGAACATTGACCAGACAGGCCGTGCGTTTATCCAGGACATGGTTATGAGCCTGATGGACGAGGGCTGCATCGCGATTGTTCCAGTGGATACTACCTCCAGCCCGCTTATGACCAATGGATATGACATTCAGAGCTTGCGGGTTGGCAAGGTGATCGAATGGTATCCCGATCGGGTACGAATTCGGCTTTACAATGACCAGACCGGGCGGCAGGAAGAAGTTACTCTGCCCAAAAGCATTGTTGGCATTGTGGAGAACCCGCTGTTTGCGGTAATGAATGAGCCTAACTCGACGATGCAGCGCCTGATCCGTAAGTTGGCCCTTTTGGATGTTGTGGACGAGCAGACCAGCTCCGGTAAGCTTGATCTGATTATCCAGCTGCCTTATGTCATCAAGACAGAGGCCCGGAGGAAACAGGCTGAAGAACGGCGAAAGCTTGTGGAAGATCAGCTGGCAGGGTCCAAATACGGCATTGCTTACACTGATGGCACCGAGCGCATTACTCAGCTGAACCGAAGCCTTGATAACAACCTGATGAAGCAGATCGAGTATTTGCAGAATCTGCTTTGGAGCCAGTTGGGTATTACCCAGGCGGTTATGGATGGAACGGCTGACGATAAGACGATGCTGAACTACTATAACCGGACGATTGAACCGATTGTATCCGCTATCGTGTTGGAGATGCGGCGAAAGTTCCTGACTAAGACGGCCAGGAGCCAACACCAGTCAATTGTGTTCTTTAACGATCCGTTTAAGCTGGTGCCGGTGGCGCAGTTGGCTGATGTGGCTGATAAGTTCCGCCGTAATGAGATCCTGAGTTCGAACGAACTGCGACAGATCGTAGGCTATCGCCCGAATGAGGACCCGAAGTCGGATGAACTGACGAACCCCAACATCAGTCAGAGCAAGGAACAGCTTGCCGATAATAAACCGATCGTTCCCAAGGAGGAGAATCAAAATGGCAAAGCGTAATTACGATTGCCGTGGCTGGGCCACTAAATTTGGTGTGCTTTGCGGTGACGGCAGAACGATTATGCCAGGTGCATTCCGAGAGCAGGACGGCCAGGAAGTGCCGCTTGTGTGGAACCACCAGCATAACGATGTCAAGAATGTTTTGGGTCATGCCCTTTTGAAGGCTGAACCCGAAGGCATGAGGGCATATGTAACTTTTAACGATACTGACCAGGGACGTAATGCGAAGGCTCTTGTGAAGAACCATGATATTACGTCTTTTTCCATTTGGGCAAATGGGCTGCAGTATGCCGGGGACAAGAGCCGCGGCAATGTGGCCCATGGCATTATTCGTGAATTGAGCCTTGTTTTGGCAGGTGCCAACCCTGAAGCCCACATTGACGAAGTGCTTGCCCATGGCGAGGCCAGTGTTGATGAGGGTGTTATCTACAACAATGCAGGTGACATGGAGTATGATTCCGGCGAGTTCGATGACACCCTTGAACATTCCGACGACAAAAAGGAGGAGCCTGAGATGGCCGAAGAAACTAAGAAAACCGAAAATGAGGAGACCGTGAAAGACGTGTACGATTCCATGTCTGA